AATGCAAACATACCACCGACTTATGCTCAAATAAGGAGAGAATATTTATATGATCTTAAAAAACATCATGGAGAAGTTGAAGACTGTATTATCTTTGGTATTAGCGCTCTTACAGGTCGGAGCATACTATGGCATGCTATTATGGAAAACGGTGCAATATTTTATCGCTTACCAATTAGCGCGTTTATTCAAAAGGGATTTGACCCACATAGAGTGCCCAGAAGAAGACTTGATGAACTACAGCTCTGGAATTGTTTTTCTTATTATCCTGCTGTCACTTCTTGGGATATTTTAGAATCGCAAGCCGGTAAGTATATAGGAAAAGATAAAAAATGGCACTCAGGAAAATATTTATTTACTATTGACTTTGCTCATCCAGAGGCTAACATACTTGACACTGATCATTCAGAGATTCCGCACGAACACAAGTGCGCTCACATTATTGCTTTAGATGATGGCAATTTTGCAGCACAGCCAAACAATCGATGTATATGGGACATACCTTCTTTCACAGTGAAAGATAATATTCCTGATTGGAAAGTGCAGACATCTGAATGGAATGTTGAAGATAGTAGAGCATGGCGGACAGAGGATACCGACAAGTTCTTCTATGAAATAGAGGAGAAAAAAAATGATTGATAAAATAAAAAAACTTTGGAAAAGATTTAAAACTTGGTTTATTTGGGGATAAATGAATTTAGCAGACTTGTTAAAAAAAAATATAGTAATGGTTCCGGTCGTGGCTTCGGTCTTGGTCGGAACTTTTACAGGTGTTAAATATGTTGTTAATTTAACAGACACAATTAATGCTAACAAAGCAGAGATAGAAAAAATTCAAACAGTAGATTTAGTAAATATACAAAGGGACATAAAAGTTTTAACAGATGGTGTTAACACTGTTATTGCAAAATTAGAAAGAGCTGAAGGTACATGGGAGATGGCTGAAAATTTATACGAAGTCTTGGCTGATAAAGTTAGACAGATGGAATACGATATTAAAGACTTAAACAGGGAAATAAATTATTAGGATGAATTATGGAGATCGCCAGGATGAACTACAGATTTACAGCAATTCTTATTTTAATGTTAGCTGCATTAGCATTTTTTGCAGATCCTGCTTACCCTAGAAATGAATATCTTAACGATGGTAATACCAGATGTGGTGAAGTGGATGTATCTGTATCTAATCGTGATTATGAATATGATAATTATGATCGTAGTTGGAACGAAAGTAATTCTCAAGAATTAAGATTAACATTTAGAAAATATCTTGGCACAGACTGTAAAACATCAAAAGAAAATGCACAAATCAAACAACAATTAGAACTAATGAAGATGTGTAATAAGGTTAATAGAAACCCAAGTCTTGCACAAAATCAAAACTTTGCATTGTTAGTATCAAAATGTCGAGGTGTTATACCACAAGTAGATGAGGTAGAAACTATGCCCACAGGCAGTCTTTGGGATGAATTAAAAGACGATTATATTAAAGAAAATCCAGATTCTAAGACTTTAGACAATAACAACAGCACATTGAAAATGCCACCAAAAGAGTATATACTACCGCTACCAAAACCAAAAGATGAGTAAAAAACCTTTAAATATATCTGAAGAGGCCGCTGTGCAAATGCCGATGAAGACGGTAGCCTCGTTGATAATCATCGTAGCTCTCGGCACCATGGGCTATTTCCAAATTATAGAACGTCTTAATGTTGCAGACACTCGTATACAGATAATGGAGAAAGATCTTGAAGAGAATACAGAGTTTAGAATAAAATGGCCACGGGGCCAACTTGGTTCACTTCCCGCGGACTCGGAACAGTACATGATGATCGAAGATCTTTATAAGACTACCGATAAATTAAATAAGCACATAGAAAACATGGCGTTAAATAAAGTAAACATAGAATTTTTAAGAAAACAAATGGATAAAGTATTAGAAGATATTGAGTCATTAAAAGATGAAGCTAGAGATATGCACTACAAAAATGGTAATGTACAATGATAGAAACTGTGGTGGCCCTGTTGATGTTCTGGGATGGAGAGATTAAGGAACACAGAATACAAGAATCAATGGCTGCATGTTTACGTGCACGTCGTGTTGCAGAACGTGAATACAATCAAAATATATCATATAAATGTATCCGTAGTGAAGCAGAGACAGAAATTTATTTAGGTGAAAAATCTATAAAAAAGCTTATACTTAAATAATGAAAATACAGGCAGAAATAGTTAATGGTATCTGTCCGACGTGTGAAGAATATACACCGTTGGTAGGTTTAACTAAACAATTTTTTAGATGCATGACATGTGGTGCAGACTTAGAGCAACATATAAATGGCAAGATAAGTTATATACCACATCTAACTAAAAGATCATTACAATCAGAGGTAGAAAAATATTTCGATGGCGAAGCGTAAATTTGTAAACTTTGTACCACGTCCAAAACCCCGTAAACGTCCGGGCAGACATACAAAAAGCCTAAATAAATCAAAGAAAAGATCGTATAAAAAATACAACCGACAAGGCCGTTGACAAACATCCCAAAATATCCTAGTCTCTAGGTATGAAAGAAAAAACTATAACAATAAAAACAAATGCAATATCTCAACGACAATACTCAACACTGTTGTTAGAGTTAAATATAATGAAACAACAATGGAGATCTTACGGTGTTAATATACAACTGTCAGCTCCTAGTTTAAAAAAAATCATAGCGTTAGGTACATCAAATGGTGCAGAGAAAAGATCCAGATGAACTAGCAAATCTTTGGAACAAAACAAAAGATCCAAAGTATAAAAAACTATGGTATAAACTAATAGAGGAGATGCATGGAACTGATAATTTTAAACGAAGGTCTGTATCAACTAATTCCAGTAACAAAACAAATGTTAGATGGAATAGTGTTGACAAACAACGTTAGTTGTCTTGATTTATGTGACATACTTAGATTAAAACTAACTGGGTATGTTGACACGTTAAACTTGCACATCATGGAAGATGGAAGCGCTATGGTGGGTTGTATGTGTAGATGATACACCTACCCTAAAGAGGGAAAAATAAGGGTAGGTAATGGTGAGAAGATTTCTCGCCATACCATAATTTAGCCACATTGTCAAATTGTGTCGACTGGTGTGCAGGTAAACTTAATATACATACCGTATTTGTTGATATCTTCACGGCCTATCTCTTCTAATTTTCTTTGTGCTTCCTCATAACCAAAATGTAGGCAATCGTATTTAGTTTTAAATGTTTCAGGCCATTGAAAAGGTGGCATACATTCACCAGCAATGCTTGAACAAATTATTAAACTCATTAATATTTTCATTGACAATCCTATAAAATCACCTATATATGGGTTATTAAAATGAAAGGAAACACGCATGACAGACATGAGTAAATACAAAAATGTTTCACTGACAAAAGAAACATATGCTATTTTAGATAAACTATCAAAGGTATTATTGCCCGATGCAAAGTTGTCGGTTGCAAAAACTATTGAGTCGTTAGCAAACGAGAAAGCGAGAAAACTAAATGGCAAAATTAAAAAAAGGTAGAATCAAGGTTCACATTTGTGAAACATGCCACGGAAACGGGTATGTCAGGGTTGCAAAACTTGATGGCGATCCTGCATTAGATTTTAGAGATAGAAGTGAGGTTCATCAGTGTTGGGACTGTGACTCGGAAGGAGAATTTTATGAAACGGTTGATACTAATCTTATCGATGACGGTGATTCTGACACATTGCACTAAAATAGAGTTTGACGGATTCGATCCTACAACCTCAGCTTTGAGGTGGATTATAAATAATGATTCCTGATACAGACAAAGCATATATTGCAGGACTATTTGATGGTGAAGGATCAATACACATGAAACGTGGATCTGAAAAGAAAAAGAAACACAAGGGCAAAGGTTATCGTATCTCAAATAGTTTACGATTGTCAATGGAAATAACAATGACAGATAGATCTGTGTTGACATGGGTGCATGAAGTTTTGGGTTGTGGAACATTGACCAAGAAACCAAGAAAAGGTAAAAGAAAAGATGGAACACCATATCTTATGCAATGGCGATGGCGTTGTACGTTTAGAGATGCATACTATGTTTGTTGTTTGATTTGGCCTTGGGCGCATACAAAATTACCAAAGATACAACAAGTTATAAGCCATTATGCAAGTCAAGCATTAGATAATAACGTAATAAATTTAGAGGAGTATAAACAAATAAAAAATAATGTTCGATAAATATATTTATAATACATTACATTTTATAATGAAATATGCAGGACAACTAAATGCATGGGCATGGCGTCAGCATGTAAAAATATTAAGGAGCGATAGATGGAAAAAGATAAAGAAAAAATAAAAATACAAGTCAATACTTTTAACTGGGGACCATGTGTTACTAGATTTCAAATACAAGATGATTTTAGAAAGGTATTGTTAGATGAGGCTAAAAAATCAGAAGAAGATTTTAGTGATAGACTGGCAGGTCAGATTAGAAAAGAAACTGGCTACAGTGAAAAACAACGTGAGATAATTATACCTTATCTATCTCCTTATCTTGGTATTTACGATGAAGCATTTCAAAGATATCAGAATAAAAGATACGAACACGGTAATCCAGAGTATGCACTGACTGCTTTGTGGTGCAACTTTCAAAGACAATACGAGTTTAACCCACCACATGATCATGATGGTAAATTATCGTTTGTAATTTATTTATCGATACCTGATAAATTAAAAGAAGAAAATAAAAACTATAAAGGTAAGAGCTGTGGACCTGGAGGTATACAGTTTATGTACGGTGAAGGACCAAGAAATGCTGTAACTTACATGTCATACTTTCCGAAAGAAGGAGATATGTTTATATTTCCTGCGTGGTTAAAACATTGGGTTAGTCCATTTAACTCTGACTGTGTGAGAGTATCTGTATCAGGTAATGTGCACGATTCTGCTCCACTAGCACAAATTCGTAAAGGCGCGTTAAAGAACGAAGACGAAGAGTATCTAAAAGAATTAAAAAATAAAATATGAGACCAACTGTATTTGTAGCTTTACCTTGTTATGATATGATGAAAGTAGAAACCTGTTTGTCATTGTTAAACTTATTTAACAAGTTTACAATGCATAATATACCTGCTGAATTTAGAACGGCTAAAAGTCCTTATGTTAGTCATTGTCGTAACTTACTTACTGCTGGATTCTTACACTCAAAAAAAGACTTTTTGTTATTTGTAGATGCTGACATGCAATTTGGTGCAGACTCAGTGTTTAGAATGCTAGCTGGTAATTACGATATTTGTTGCACTCCATATAGATTAAAAGATGCTACCATGAAAGAATCTTATCCTGTATCATTTGAAAATTATGATAAGATAGAAATATCAGCTAAAGGTTTTGTAGAAATTACTGCAGGACCCACAGGTCTAATGATGATAAAACGTAGTGTGTTTGATAAACTTAAAAAAGATAACCCTAATTTACAGATCAAGTTTCCTGAAGAAAAAAGAAAGAATATAAACGCTGAGATTATGGGAGCTGAGAATACTGATGAGAACCCATCTGCGGATTGTTTATGGAACTTCTTTGATACTTCGTTTGATGATCATTTATTTAAAGGTGAAGATATTGCTTTTTGTGAATTAGCTCGTAAGTCTAAATTTAAAATACATGCGAACATAGACTCAACGACCGTGCATCACGGACCATATGGTTATAAAGGTAAGTTTAGAGACGCATTGGAGAAAGTTACATGACACCAGAACAAGGATTAGGTATGTTATTTGTAGGAATAGTAGCCCTTTCGATTGGAGGTGGGATAGCTTTTGTGATATTAAGAAAGGTGTATAGATCAATACATAGATCTAAAAGAAGGTTTGACGACTTAGAATGATGGAAGAAAAAGATTTATTAGAATACGAAAATATTGGTAAAAAAATAAAACGTAATGACAAGTATACCTATGTCGATGCTTCACGTATCGAGGAACACGGATCACGGCTCTATGATGTAAATGGTGCTAGACTTCCAAGCGTGACTACGATATTAGGCAAAACCAAAAATCAACAATTTTTAAAAGATTGGATAGCGAAAAAAGGTGAAGCCGAAGCAGAACGAATCAAAAACTTATCTAGTAATAGGGGGACAGCTATGCACAAATTCTTGGAAAACTATATCACAGGAGTGGGCTACGATGATCTTACAGCGCTCGGACAGGAGGCGAAAGCCATGGCCCAAAAAGTTATTGATGTGGGTCTTGCACCTGTTGAAGAATACTTTGGTTCGGAAGTTACGTTATACTATCCGGGTCTATACGCAGGCTCAACAGACCTTGTCTGTTTACATAACGATCGTGAAACTGTTGTTGACTTCAAACAAGCTAACCGTCCGAAGAAGAAAGAATGGATCGAAGATTATTATCTGCAGATCGCAGCATATGCTATGGCCCATGACTACATCCACAAGTCAAACATCGAACAAGGAGTTATCATGGTATGCACGCCTGACCTATATTATCAGGAATTTGTCGTAAGTGGGGCAGAATTAAGGCAATATAAACATAAGTTTTTGAAAAGATTAGACAGCTATCATGACCTAATTTTTGATGAAAAAGAGAAAGCAAAAGTAAATATTAACCCGGAGGATTTTTTTAATGGAGCGTGAGATAGTAGGATATTATTACGATGGTAAAAAGTCTTGGATATTGTATCAAGATGAATATGGTAATGAAACAAAGGAGGAATGGACAGATGAACAGTCAGATTAGAATGGTTCTAAAGAAGAGATACGAAGCAGATATTGAAGATGCTAAGTATAAGATTAAATGTTTTAGTGAGCATGAGATAGTGATACCAGAGCATCCGGATATCACATTAGAGGTTGACAAACTGTTACAAAAAATTGCAGAGGCTGAAGATAAGTTGGCAGCAATTGAGCAACATTATGGCAAGAATGAGGCAGAAAAACCCTTATTGTAGGGCTCGCAGGATTGATTTACCCTTCGCAAAAAGAGTTTGAACCTTCGCAGCGCGAGGGTATGTCAAGCAAAAATCTATCCGAAAATTCAAAAATGTATCCGAAAATTAAAATCTGCGAAGGTACGAGGTCATTCTGCGAGGGTTCCGCGAAGGTTCTGCGAAGGCTAGAATCCGCATATTTATTGACTTGCGAAGGTTGCGAGGGGTAAATCAGAAAAACGAAAACTTTTTTGTCCTTGGATACAAAATTCACTGTATACCTTCGCAGAGTTGTATTATAACAAATTATGCCTAGGAAAAGACGAAAAAGAATTGCAACTGATGGGGCTCCCGATATACCTTATCCGAGAGTCAGAGTGGAGTGGATTGATTGTGTCAGTGACTCTGGCTGGGCTACCGACAAAGAGTTTGATAAAATGAAACTAGCACGACCAGTAAATGAAGGCTGGTTGTATTCTAAAGATGATAAGTCCGTAAAACTATTTGCATCTTACGATAAAGATGATAACGAAATTACGTTTGGGGATCGGACGATGATTCCTCGGGCTTGGGTAAAGAAGATTCAGAAACTTTAGATGGAGTTACATCAATTATCTGTCCGTAATCGGTTAAAAGTTGTTTCATTTTTGCTTCTAACTCTTGTTCTGACATGTCCTCTAGTTTTCCTGTTTTTATTATTTTTCTATCTATGTATAGTCCTGCTGCTTTTCCTCTGTTTGCTTCCGCATTCACTGCAGAAGAAAACGATCCTTTTTTTAAAGCGGCTTCTCTGAGTCTTGCAAGTTCTGCTACATGTCCTTCGTAGGTAACTTCATGTTTTCTAAGTCTTTCTTCTTTCAGTTCACCGATATACTTTACAACAAGTGGTGAGTGTCTTGGGTTTGTTAGTTCTGATCCTTCCTGTCTTGCACGTTTAGGACTGTATCCAGCAGCAAGCGCTGCCTCTGTCTGTGTCATTGGTCCGTCAGGTCCGCCGAATACTAAAAATTCAGCAAACCTTTGTTGCATCTCTGTAAGTCTTTTTGGTAATCCCATGATTGACAATTTAAGGTAACATGGTTATAAAGTCAATATGAAAGACAACGAAGGCTATGAGCAGTTAATTAAAATGTTGCGAGCAGAAATACAAGACTTAAAAAAATATAAGTCAGAGTGTATAAGATTAGAAAATTTATTGCACGGCTATAAAAAAGTGATAGAAGATTTAAGTAGTCAGGTGGTTAAATAATGTACGTCAAACACCTGCAAGAGTATTTAGAAAAGTTTACTGAAGGACAGCAAGGTCGTAGAGGTAATGCAGTCAGTGATGCAAAAATATATATCATGACTCGTAAAGGTTACTTAGAGGAGATCAAACGGATTGAAGTTCACCAAAGTATCT